GGAGTTCAGACGTGTGCTCTTCCGATCTTACCTGATACCGCTGCATAAGGTCTTCCATGAAGTCCAATCCGCCCGTGTAAAATTTCATGTCAGACATCTTCTATCACATCCACGGAAAAGTAGGTGTGCCATGTTTTTGAGAATACAGGATCTTTTTCCACATATTCGTGCTGAAATGTAGGGTGAATCCCCTGTTCTCGCAACTTCTTCCGTAACTCTTTATATTTGTCATGCTGAGGTGTGCGGGCAAAGAACGAGATCTGGTATGTAACAACATTCTGGTATTCATTCCCGGAGGCCATTTCGTCTTCTTCCAGATACGGCCAAAATACAATCCTTGGATATTCGTTCGTGTTCTCATCGCTTGTAATTCCTTCATTTACCGGAACTCCAAAACTTTTCAGTAAACTGCTTAATTCCTGTTTTGTCATTGTATTTTCAGCTCCTTTTCTGGACGAATCAACGTAAGTTCCGTTTCCTGAAATCCGTCTTTATCCGTCACATGCGTGGCATTATAAACATGGTGCTGTTTCCCTTCAATCATACATACACACCTGCTATCAATACCCTTATACACTGGAATCCGAATCTTCATCGTCACCTCTTTCCCGCCCTGATCGAATTCATACTTTGTCCGATCAAACACTGATAATTCCCGATACCATATGTCCCCCACATTGGAATTCTCCAAATGCTCCTCTGGATAATCCTTGGATTCGTCCTGCCGGATGTAATAAAGCTGCATTGCTCCTGATGTATATTCAGGCATCTGCATGTGTCTTCACCTCACTTCCCATCTGCCAGCTTAAAATTAGAGCCTTATAATTATCTTCCCATTCATTCACTTTGTGATGATAAGCGTAATACACATAGTTTTTTAACAACATACGGAAAGTATAGTCATCATCCAGACTTTGTCCTGGATTCAAAAAATCCAATCTTGCTTTTCCCTCTTCCAGGTATCTCATTAATCCTGTATCCTGAAAATACGGCGGGATCTGATAATCCTGCCGTATTTCTGTAATCAGTTTTTCCAGCTCCAACGTCATCCCCTCCTGCTACTTATTCCAAAACAGCTTTTTCAAAATTGAAAGTAATCACTTCCGATTCATCCACTTCGATCTTCCATGTATCTTCTTTGGATACTCTCAAAATGATTTCTGGATCAAACGTCATGTTTTCTTTTCCTTCTGCTGCCACTCCATTTTTCTTTAAACTCATTTTCTTTCCGGTCTTTGTAAGCTTGAACGGGAAATAATGCCCGCTTTGTTCTTCCTCTTCGGAGGAGAAGCCCGTGTATCCGGTAACAGCTTTCAGTGTTCCTTCAACGGTTCCATCTTCATATACACAAAGATCCTCTCCTACCAAATCAGAAGCTTTCTTACCTAATAAGTCCTGACCTGCCGGAAACAATGTCATAATGTCAGGACTGATTATTTTCCCTGTTCTGTCGCTGCCGTTACTGGAAGCTTATATTCTTCCAGCTTTGTGATATCAAATACAACCGCGCAATTATCATCTACCGCACGCCCGTTTGCATAACACTTTCCAATCACCAGATCCGCGTCGTCCATTGCTTTTGTCTGGTCATACTCCTTTACCTCGAAAGATGTTGCTCCCATCACATAGACATTCGGAATGGTAAAAATTCCCTTCCCCTGCGGGCAGTTCGCGTCCACATGCTTTACAATCGGCATGAAAGATGTATTTCGGTATCCTCCTGTTAATGCCTCGCCATAAAGTGCCGGATCTACATATTCTGCTTCATCTAACGGGTTACAGATCAGATGCAGCTCGGAAACGGTTCTCTTCCCATTATTTGTCAGCGTTTTTCTGACTTCCGCTAGGCCTTTCGGGGAAAACTTTTTCACTGTATTAATCACCGCTTTATCGTCAGCCGTCCCGTCTTCTTTGAATGTTTCAATCTGCTTCATAATCCCGATTGGTCCCGTCTTTCCATCCCCGGAAAGATATCCCGTTACAAATCCATCCTGCATGGCTTCTGCCAGAACTGCCGTAAAATACCGATCAACAAATGGAAGCGCCAGATCCCGGATTGCTTTAGGGATGACAATATACGCTGTCATCTTGTGCTGTTCAATATTCAAGCCTTTAATCGATGCGGATAGCTCGCCCTGAACCGCACCGGTCAGGTTCCCCCACACTGCTTTTCCGGAGTGTTCCGCTACGATCCATTTCTTTACATCTGCCGGCGCCATCTGTACCAGGGACAGAATATCGCTGCTTTTTTTGATATCGTCCAATGTACGGTCAATAATCGATGTTGGAATGATATCGATCTGCTCTGCCGTAATCGCCTGTTTAATATCCTTGAATTTTTCATAAAAGGATGTTTCCTCTTTTGTCAGCACCCGAAGGCCCAGCTTCTTTCTGTAGTCTTCGTCCGCCGCTGCCCTTGCGTTCTCCTCTACCAGTTCGCTGATCAGATGCTTATGCTGCTCTTCGGCAATCATCACTGCCGCCTGATAAATCGCTTCACTTTTGTCTTCCGCTTCATTCAGCATGGTTACGACTTTCTGCTGAAGTTCTTTGTCCAATGTGTCAATTTTCATTCTTTTATTCTCCTTTTCCTGAATTAAAAAAAGCACTGAATCCAGTGCTGTCCCCTTGTTCCTTACTATTTTCTTTGATTTGTTTCACAACTTTTTCAGCGACCTTTTGTGCGATCCTGTTTTCGATTTCAGAAGTATCCCGTATTTCCAATCTCGCTTCTGATCCATATAGAAGTCTCTGTTGGATCCATTTCATCGCGGACTGGCTGACACCTTCTGGTTTTTCATCCATGATCCCCGTTGCAAATCCTTTCTCTTTGGCTTCTTTTGCTGTCAACCATGTTTCGTCATCCATGAGCTGCTTGACTTCTTCTTCGGTAATCGTACATCTACTCATGTACGCATTGACAGACGCCTGGGTAATCTTATCCAAATCATCTGCTTGTTTTCTGAAATCATTCGCGTTTCCCACTCCATATGTCCACGCATTATGAATCATAAGAAGGGAAGCGTCATTCATCACTCGTTCTTCCCCTGCCATAAATATAACAGATGCTGCGGAACACGCAAATCCGTCACAATAGGTCCGCACTTTTGCGTTACTGTTTTTCAGGACATTATAAATTGCCAGACCTTCTGCCACATCTCCCCCATAAGAATTGATGTGGACATTCACTGTCTCAACCTCTAACTCTTGAAGTTCTTTGACAATTCCATAAGCATCTTTGTCTTTTTCATTCCACGGCCAGCTCGTAATCTCTCCGAAGATATAGAGCTCCGCTTCTTTCCCGGCTGTTTCCAGGGAATAGTATTTCTGCATCTTGCCTTGTTTCTCCTTTCCTAAGCGTTATTTACTGTTTCACCCACAGTTGGGAGACCACCGGATCACCTCCTTCCCTCTAAGTTTTTAATTGTCCGCGTTTTCTTTTCCACTCTTCTCACCTCCCAGATCATTGGTATAATTCTTTGTAATTACTCTCTGCTGGCTAAACTCCGTATTCAAAGATTCCCAGCCTGCCATTTCCCGTACCTCATCAAAATTGAATCCGATGCTTCTCAACTTATCCAAATTGGCCGCGCTCTCAATAATATCGACATGTTTATACTTGCTCATATCAATCCAGATCATTTCGCCTTTCAGATAGTCTTCTTCTCCTACCAGTTTTGCGTTCAATGAATCATTCAGCAATTCTACGATCCATCCTACAGCATAGGTAATAAATTCATTGGTACTATCTGCTTTTTCTGTGATTTCTCCAAGAAAGACCGCTTTGGGAATATCAAAGGCAAAGGCACACTCTACCATGATTTCATTTGCCAGCTTTACGATATCCTCACTGGATACGTTTGTCTGTGCCTGAAGCTGGGACACTTTTAGTCCTGACGAATTTGTAAGCACTTCTATTTCATCTGATTCTAACAACTTTTTAATGTCAGATTTATATTGGTCGATTGTAACAACTTTTGGTTTTCCTTCTTTGTCTTTTGTATGAATCACCGGCATCGATCCCTCTACATCCAACGTATATCTTGGAATACTTGAGGTCTTCTTGGCCGCGCACATTGCACTGATCGTGCTATTATAAATATTTAACACTTTTTCAAGAAACCCTATAATTTTTTTGTTTCTGCTCCTGAGATGGATAATCTCATTTGATGTAAACCCCCTTTGCAGTTTTATTGTATTATCATTGGATATAATCGTGACATTACTATAGGTCTCTGGGACCATAACAGAATTATTTACTGTAAATGAATCCGCAATGTATAGATGATTTCCTACATAGCAAATCACACACTCCTCATCAAGCAACAAACGCCGGATAGCTTCAATCCAGAAATCCGTGGCCGTTTCATTTGGATTTGGCCGAATATTCAGCAGCCAGTAAATATGATCCTTTTCTCTTTTCCCTTTTCTATTGACGATAAACTCGCTTTTCGCTATTGCATGTGCGATCATTCCTACCGCCTTTTCAATAGCCATTTTTGCTACTTCAAGCTTTTTAATGTTTACGGTAATGCTATCTGTATATGATACCAAATCTCCTTTTTTATTTTGAAATAAGAAATCAAACATATACCACTTTCTCCTTTATTAAATCCTTGGAATACATCGATACCAGAAACGCCATAAACCCATCATTTTTTCTTAGCTTCGGTTCTATTTTCCCATACTGCTTGTTTCCATACCGATCTGTCAACACCTCTGTATTATTGGTATACCACCGCATAATGGCAGACGCTCCATAATTAATCCTCCCTTCCGCAAACAGCTTTTCTATCTCCGGTGCTATAATCCCACACACGGATCCAATCTTCCTTATGAGCCGCATCTGCCCATACGGGTCTTTTTTTGTTTCTTCGCGAATTCCATAAGACTCAAATAACATCCGAAACAATGAGTATCTGTATGTATCCATTGTAATTTTAAGTACATAATATTCATTCATTCGATCCATACACCACCGCACTATATTTTCTGGAGGAATTACCTGTCCTGGTGTGATCTCATAATCCGAAAATTCCGGCTGTCCCATATTTTGAAATATTGGAAATTTAATGGATTTTAAAAACGGGGACTCCTCACATATCCATGTGTGTTGTCTCCAGATATATTCTCCATCTTTCTCCGTCAAAACTCCTGCTGACGCAAAATCCCTAACATCTGCATAATCAATCCCAATGACCGCAAGCCTCCCTTGGGTATCCGGTGTCTCCCGTATCGTCTTCTTTTTGATATCCGAATAACAGCATCGCAAAATATTTTCCCAGGAGGCTACTGTTGCTTCATCATTCCTGTCAGGCCAGTTCATCCTCTTTGTCATAAACTCCGGCCTTTTGCTTGGCAGCTTTTTCATTTCCAGATAATCCTGAAGGATCTGGTGCTCCAAAATCGGCATATATTCCATTGAAGGATTTGGCTTATGCCATGCTAACCTATCATCCGCTTCCTCAATACCGTCAATCTTGCAGATAAAGGGGAAATATCCTAACTGGTTTTCTCCGGTTTCCAGTACTTCCTTCATCAGATCCAACAATTCATCCATTGGCCCCTCTCGTACATACCCATTTGTAGTCAAGATAAATTCCCTTGGATGCTTTACCTTTCCAAGCGCGGATTCAAATACATTGATCTGGTCATAATTTTCATAAGCATGAATTTCATTTAAAACCAGACACCCTGGACGTTTCCCATCTTTTGTCGCCGCATTTGATGTGTTATACCTCATTTCTGATCCAGTTGCTGTGTTTGTAATTAATTCTTTCGTAACTTTGAACTTTCCTTTCATGGCTGGAATATTCATCGCGTCATACGCTACTTTAAAGGTATCTTTTACCTGCTGTTCCGAATTTGCCACAATCTCTACATGATAATTCTTCACCCCATATAATGGTGTCTGGAAAAAATTGACCAGCGGCACTATAAATCCATCTTTCCCATTCCCTCTTCCCATCATAATAAAAAACTTTTGAAATACCGGCATGTCGCCCACATACATAAAGGCAAAGGCATAGATGAATTTCTGATATGGAAAGAGCTTATAGTAGTGTTTTTCGCAATATTTTAAACAGTTTTGATATGTTTTTTCGTCAAAAAAAACATCATTTCTCCGTAATGTCGGCAAAACGATGTTCTTGATCAGAAGCGATCTCTCCCGATTTATTTTTTTAGGTTTATCCTCTACATACCTAAGATATTCTGCAATTTCTTTGCAATTAATCATTACAGATAATCATCCTCTGCTGATGAATTTGAAAGAGGCTCTTTTAAATTCAGATCATTTAATATTTTCAGCATGGCAGTTGTGATCTTTGGCAGATTTGTCACGGATTCATTGGGTTTTTCGACCTTGATACCATTTCCATTAACCGTGTCGTACCGGATTCCTTTTTTCCGGATATCTGTAATCAACTTCTTTTTTAGACTCCAGTAATCCATGTAATCACTAACTAGATCCAGATAAAAATCGGATGTTTTATTCTGTAATCTTAACTGTTCTAAAAGCGATTCTTTAATCTCTGTTTTTGTCACACTACCACCTCTTTTCTCACATTATAGCGTACCCCTTTCACGCGCGCGCGAAAATTTCTCCAGAGTCATGGCCACATCCCCGTTCTCCACTAAAAAATTTTTCATTGAGAATTCACCCGGGGGGATTTCTTTTTTATTCCGAAATTTTTCTACCATTTTTCTTCTGTGACTGGTTCTTTCTTTTTCACAAATCTTTTTGGTTGTCTCCCATGCCTTATGTTGTGACACTGTGTACATAAGCTAATCAGATTCTCTTCATCAAATGCAAGCTCCGGATTTTCTTTTAGTTCCTTGATATGATGGACCTGTGTCGCCCTCCGGATCTTTGCATCTTCCCCGAATAATCTTTCTTCTTTTTCTGCTGCCGTCCGCAACCTTTGAATACAATCCTGACACTCATGCCGATCCCTAATTAAAATCCTATCCCTAACCTGCTGCCATCGCGCCGAATTATAGACCTGCTTTACTTCCTGATCTGTCATGTAAATCTCCTTAACTATTCTCATATTAATTTACTACATGTAAAAAGCATCCGGTTTCCCGGATGCTCTCTTCTTATTCCTTATTCGATTGGTCTATAAACTCCCTCATCATCTTAGTGATCTGTGTCCCCATCGCAATTCCTTTGCTTTTGCACACAGCCCGAAACTCTTCTGCCACTTTTTCATTTACTTTGTAGGTCTTTGGGACAAGCCCCGCCTTTGCATCCCACTTATCCTGTGGCCTAACCTTTTTCTCTTCCATCTCTCACCTCGTATACAATATTCAAAATATTAGATATTACGCTTATGATCAGTGCAGTTCCAATGATCCAGTCAAGCCCTTTTGTCACAGCGTAGTATCCAAGCAGGAAGAGAGATAATAAATTTGATACAATTATACTTTTTCTCATAGATTTATTTGCTGAGATGACTTATAATATAGGCGATGGGTGGCAAGCCCACCGCCTAGCACCTATTTGAAAAACGTCTCATAGATTAAGCAAATCGCAGTTACCAGACCGTTTATTATGCTGACTATGAGTGCCGCTTTTTCAAGTCGGTGCTTTTTCTTATGTTTTTTAGCCATCTCCATTCTCCTTTCCTCATTTCTTGATTCTATTATACTATATACGTATACGTATGTCAAGGGTTTTAGAGGAAATTTCCAATAGGAACGGCAGGACTCGAACCTGCAACCGCCCGGATATAAGCCGTTTGCTCTTCCATTGCGCTACGTTCCCCTGTAAAAAAAGCACCTGACCTTTGTCAGATGCTTTATGCCTTAAATGAGATTCGATTATTATCTTACCTGCGCCATTTTGCTAAGCGCATCCTGCAATACTTTTGAACAGCTTATTCCATTCTGTTCTACAAATGTATTCAGCCATGCAGGAATTGTCAATGTTTTCTTGACTGCGTTGCTTCCGTATTTTGCTGCGTATGCGTCCATGTCCAGAGCAATCAGACTCACGAACTGCCCTTCTTCCGTTGCAACCTCATTGATTGCGGTTGCTTCCGGTGCTTTATTTCCGTCTTCAAGTTCTGTCAGTACCCATCCGCTTGCGGCATCTTCTGCCATAAATACAGCCTCTGCCATACTGTCTCCTCCCGTTACGCATCCAGTAAGATCTGGAAATTCTACTGCGTATCCACCGGACTCGTCTTCATATGGAGTAAATACTGCTGGATAAACTAATTTCATAAGCACACCTCTTTCTTTCATCTTTCAGGCACTGGGGCTTTACAGCCCCGCCTGTTTTAATATTTTCTTTGCTACTGTAAGGTTTATGTCCTTCCCTCCGTGTTCCGGTACTGTAACCTTTCCCGGCTTTGTTGGATGTTTATACTGGTGATGGGAGCCTCTCTGTGAAACTTCGTACCACCCGTCTTCCTTAAGTATCTTATCCATTTCTCTGAATCTCATTTAATCCCTCCTTGTGATTATATAATAACACGTATTGCACGTATTGTCAATACTTTTATACATATAATACGTATTTTGAGATTCACGAGGTGCGCAAAGAAGCACCCTGTCATTTCTGGTAAGGTGCTTCCCCTTTTGTTTCTTTTCGATGATATCATAATATCACATATCCGACTGAACTTCTATGAACTCTTTTGGTAATTCAAAATGTGCAAGTGCTCTTCCATGAAGTTGATATATCCATCTTTCTGAAAAACTCATTTTTTCCGCAATCTCCCACCAGTCGAGTCCGGTTATATAGCGATAGAAAAGTATGTCCTTCTCATTCTCGGATCTCAGCTTCTTGATCTGCCTTACAATCTGCTGGTATGTTTTGATCCTGAGATACCGCTCGTGCTGCAACTTCAGAATCATTTCGTCCAGATCTGCTGCATATCCTGATAAGTCCCCCTGCCCTCCGCTGCCATGCGGCATCCCATCATTAAACATCATCCCTGGATACATTTTCATAGATCTAAGTTCCGCAATCTCCGCATTGATTCTATGAATTCTTCTGACATGCTGACGGTAGCTCCGTAGATATTCCTTTTTCTTGTCATTTTCACTCATGGTTTTCTGTTCTCCGTCCATCGGCATCACCTCCAATCCCGAACTTCTTCGCTATGTACTGTGCAACATCAACCGACTTATACGGCTGACGTTTGAAGTTCTTCCTGGCATCTTCCCGCACATCCGTCTCCAGGCAGTCATAGTGATTCGCTGTATCAATCTTCTTTTCGTGTTCCATCCTGTTTTGTTTCAATTTCTGCTCCTTTCCGGGCGGTATGGATCTGGTGCCTCTATTATTTTCCATCCCCTTATCAAATTTGATGATGGATAAAATATCTGAGGATATTGGTCTACCCAAAATTCCGCAAGTGTCTGCAGAGAAACATCACTCTTTTTACCCATATCAATACCTCCGCTTCGCTTCACTCAGACTTGCCATGCGTCTTTTTTGAAGATCCTCAAAGAACTTCGCATTCGCATTTGTTACTTTGTAGCACATCTTCTCGCCGAAAAATATGATGTATATATCAGTAGCAAGCTCATGAAGCACCGTTGTGTATTCTTTTGTCATCGCGCAGCCACCCAGCGTAGGGCTTCCATCTTCAGTGACGTCAAATCCAGTACAAGTGCTCCCCCATACTTGCGGAAACACTACGGCATCTATTTCCGCATATGTATACTTATTGTTCCTTTTCTTCTCTTCGAAGATCTTCAAAAACTCTTCATCTTGAGATAATGCTACTATTGCTTTGTACTCAATCAGTTCCAAGTTCGGATATCTTGCATTCACAACACCACGCTCCTATCTGTATTCTTTTCCTGTATGCTTGTCCTTTAGGACAATCCGGCCGACAACCTCAAATCCTGCCAGCTCCGCAGTCTGTTTCATAATCGGAATAAGGTTGCTGATCACCGCTACTCTCTCCATCTCCCGCCGATTCTCTTCTTTTCGGATATTTCTCCATGCCGATCCGGCTGTAGGATCCGGATATCCTTCCCCGTTTTTTCCCATGTTGTCTGGCATTTTTTCCTTCCTCCCCTCTTAATATCTGTTCTCCCTGGCTCCGAATCAACTGCACTGCATTATTTATCTTGCACTTCATTTCTAGTCCTCCGACTCT